ATGGGGTAAATCAGATAATGAACCATCTAGAATATATGCAAAAAAGGTTTGGCAAGAAGCCTTTAAATAGGCTATAAAGACTAATGCAAAAATTTGGAAAAATAATAAAACAAATAAATAGGAGAACAAACATGGAACACGAAACATTTGAATGCTCATTTAAAAAAGCATTTGAGAAAGATGATGGTCAAGTTACTGTTTACATCACTAAAGATGATGGTACAGACATGACTGTATATGGTGAAGCTTTAGGCTCATCAAGATGGCCAAAGGGAGCAAGACTAAAAATTGATGCACAGCCAGTTAGAACAAGTAAAACTGGTAAACAATATCAAACAGCATCTAAAATAGAATGCTTAAGTGAAGTATCAGATAGCTCAGGATCAGCTACTGCAGTTAACGCTACATACTCTGCTAATACAGCAAACAATTCTTATGCAACAAGAAATACTTCGGACCAATTTTCAGAGAAGTATAGATTAACTATGAGTAATCTTATAGGTTCTTATATGTCAGGTGGCAAAGTACCAACTGATAGTGAGTTTCAACAAATAGATAACTTAGTTAGAAAAGTATTAGATGCAAAAGCTTCTAGTGTCGATGAGATACTAAAAGATGATGTACCATTTTAACAATTTCTTATCTCCCTCGAGTTAGAAAACTAGGCATTACTACAGTTTCAAGGTTGTTCGCTGTGGTAGTGCCTTTTTAAATTAAGGAATTTATGTTTGAATTATTAATGTTATTAATTATACCACAAGAAATAGATCCTGTTAAATTAGGAATTAAATATACTTTGAAAGAAAAATTTATAGATTACAAATCATGTGATGAATATGTTAATAAAAATACATATTTAAAAGAAAATGGTTTGTATTATAAAATAGATACCAAAGAGTACCAAGTTATGTTAACATATTGTAAACCAAGAGAGGATAAAAATGATAAGTGAAAAACGATTAGAAGATGCACTAACATTTCTTTCAGACACAGATGAAACTAATGCTGAGTCAAATGCTAATGTAAAATATTTAGATAGATTATTAAAAAGAAAAAAAGCATTACACATTACAGGTAACTCAGAAGATAAAAGTATATCTGCTAAAGAACAATCTTTTTATGCGTCTGATATTTACAATAATGCTGTTAAAGAATTATTTGATGCAGAAGTTAAAGCATCTACATTAGAAAATAAACGTGATAAAGAAGGTCTTATTATAGATCTATTTAGAACATTAGAAGCTAGTAGACGTAAAAATACTATATGATTTATAAGTTTAAGAGATGGGTTTTACTTCCTGCTTTTGCAGAAGTTATTATTAAAGCTGACTCAGATGAAGAAGCTATTAAGATACATAGTTCTTTAGACTCTAAAAGTTTAACTTGGGAACAAGCAGAAACTGTAGAGCAGCGTATGACATACGAAATTGTTAATGAACAACCATCAGATTAAATTGTTTAGAGCTATTATAAATCAAGCTATACATGACGCTATGTATGATGGTGTATACAAATATCATATTATAGATAAACGTGAAGCAATACAGTGGCTTACCAGTAATTCTGTAGACTTTAAAACTATATGTTTTTATGCAGAAATAGATGCTTCTCAAGCTACTCGTAAGTTTACTGAAGCTATGAAATTAGATCTTTATGCTATGCGAAATGATCAAGAAAAAGTATTAAGTAAACCACGTAAAAAATATAAACATAAAGGAAAGTTTAGGTTAACATTCAATGACTAAAGTTTGGAACAAACAAATTAAAGGTAATCACTACCAAAAGTATAAAATTCAACCAAGCAAATTTGTAGTAGAAAACAAACTTCTATTCCCAGAAGGATGTGCAATTAAATATATTATTAGGCACCAGGACAAAGGTGGTAAAGATGATTTACTTAAAGCTATACACTTTATCGAAATGATTATAGAAAGAGACTATTGAGATAATGGATTTGATGAGCTTATTTTTAGTTCTTGCAATTGTACTTTCAACAATTCTATTTCTTTTTTATTAATTTGAATATTCATATGACCATGTTGTTCACTTAATGTTTCAACTTTTTGTTCAAGTACAGCAATTTGTGCAGAATAATCGGTAGTAGATCTACTTTCTAATTCTGTTAATTTAGTAGTTAGTTCTCCATATTTAGTAAAACCAGCTCCAATAGAACCAATTAAACCTATAATAACCACTATGTTAGTTAAGTTTTTTTTAATACTATCCATTTTTTAACTCCTTTAGTTCTAATAATATTCTTTGTTTGTTTATGTTTAGTTCTTTTAATGTTCTTTGTTTAATCGCAATAGTATCATTGTTAGTATATTGATTAAGACTAACATTGTTATAAATCAATCTATTATCAATCATATTAATTTGATCTAAATATATATCTTTTGGTTTATAAAATTTTGTATTAGAGTAACTGTTTAAAGAAACTTGATTGTTTGTCATAACTGCTAATTTAACAATATTTTTAATTTGTAAATTTTTAGATATATTTTTAACTTTAGCATCAATCTTTTCCATTACTTTTGTAATGTGGATTGTTTCTTTTTGTTGTATTTTTTTTTGTTTAGAATTATTTTCTGTTGATACAATTTCTGTTGTAGACTCTTTGTTAGAGGATTCTTCTTCTTGTACATTAATTGTTTCTTCTTTTTCTTCTTCAAAAAATTCCATAACCATTTCTATAGGTTCTTCTTTATTATCTTCAGGAATTATTTTAGGTTCATTAAACTGTTCTTTTTTAGAAAAATCTACAAATTCTTCTGTCATTATTGAATCTTCCATAATTAATGGTTCATTAGTTATTTCTATAAATTCAAATTTTTCTTCAATCCAAAGATCTTCTTTTGGTGTAAAATCTTCTAATACATCTCTTATTTCATCTCTAATATTATTGTCTAAAACAAAAGGATCTGATTCATAAGTTACAGTGAGGGAAGGTTCTTTGAGGTCAACCCCATAATGATTGTTCGTAGCATTTGATGAATCTGTAAAATCATATCGAACTGATAACTCATAGTCGGTTTGTAAATTTGAAAGTACAGTATAAGTATCACTGCCAATGACGTAATCACCACAGTTAAGACTGCCACAGCTGTCAGAATTATAAGTCCTAATTTGTGTTGTTGTTTCACCATCTGCTCCTGTTATTGTAATTGTTGATTTAACAGTAGAATTGTAAGTATTCCAATGCCAATATTTAAATTCATGGTTACTTGTGTAGCCATTTTGAATTTGTAATTCTGTTAAACCTGCATCATTTTTTAAACTTACATCATTTGATTTTATATAAGTGTCGTGCTCAGAAGCAATAACATTAGAACCATGCCTACCATCAGCAGTTCCTGACCAAGATCCTGAATCAAAGTTTTGATTAAGTAAATTATCTGTTGTAACGACTTCACTTTTTGTCGAAGTTGTAAGGATTAATATAATCAGCAAATTTATTAACGCTGTATATCGCATAACATCCTCCTATTATTATTGCTAATATCCAAATCATTTTATAAAATTATTAATTTTTGTTTTTATTTATAATAGGTTTTTTTTTTGGAATAATTAATTTATCCGTTTGATTAAATTCTTTAGTTATTAATTTTTGTTCATCAGCGTCAGCTTTATCTTTTATTTTTAAATTTATCACATATTGTTCATGATCTGGTCTTAATTTATTATATTTAGACCATGCTGCTTTAGCTTCTTTACCAATTTTTCCTTCAAATGGACAAGGCGTACCTGCTTGTTCCATAGCTTCAAAAACTCTTTCGTCTTGGCAAAGTATAGCTACTGCTGCTACTTTCATTCCTAAATTATTCATTTCTCTAGATAATTTAATTCTTTCACAATTTTTATCTCTAAATGATTTACCACCTGAAACACCAAAACCAAATGTTTGTAAACCAGCACTACCACCAGCTAAACATACATCTGACCCTGTGTTAGTTACATTAGGAGCTGCAGCTGTTGGAGGTGCAGATCTTATATTAGATGTTGAGTTGCTTGTTGTTGTGCTATTAGAACTCGAACCACTACCATAAGTAGTCGAGTTGGTGTAACCACCAGTTATAGAAGTGTTTGATCCACTTGTATTATTTTGCGTAGTGTCAGCATAAGCCACACCTATAGTAAGTAATAATATAATTAATATTCTCATTTAGCAATTTTACCTTTATTAATACCTTTTTTAATAACGTATTCCCTAGTACCATAAGCATTAGTTTCTACTTCTTTTTTAAGCTGCTTAAACAGCTCCATTTCTTTTTCTTTGTATTGTATTTTTTTTGTGTGTTGTTCTAATAATTTTGTGTCTCTCATCTTTAAATCTATTATTTTTATCCCAAAAAGGTAACATATGTCCTGAATTTTTATAACATTTTATACAAGAGTATTCGTTATCTTTTAATCCTATAAATGCTTCAGTCATGGTAATATTTTTATTGCACCATTTACATTGACCTCTTGTTTCGGTCACTTTGGTTTACGCATAATATCTGCACCTTTAAGACCATAAATAGCACTAACGACTCCTATAAATATAGCTTGATACCAGTAGGGCAGTTGTTTAAAATATTCAAAAAATATATCTAATCTATTACGAATCTCAGGATCGTCAGTGAACACAGAGTACCCCAATATAAGGATAGGAACAGATATAAGAATAAGGACAAACTCGTCTTTGTAACCTTGATCATTACTCTCAATAACTTTCGCTTTATATTCAATTTCACCTGTACTCATTTTCTCAGCATGTCTCATTTGAGCATCTGACATTAATTGTTTAGTTTTTTGTTTGTTTTGGTATATATGACTAGCAGTCTTAACACCCATAGATAATAAATTAAACCACATTATTTAATACCTTTCTTTTTTTGTTCAGCTCTAAGTATTTTTACACGTTTGTGCCAACACCATACACTAATTTTTGATGCATATTTTTCTATGAAGCTGTAGAATTTGTCGGTAAACCTTCCCATGCTTTGTACATCCCTTCTACTAGCAGCTCATCATCGTATGGCTGCATACCATTTTCCATTTGTATAATTGCTTTAACTAATGGTAAATAATCTTCTATACTATTATTTAATTTGTCTTGAGGATCTACGCCAAGTTTGTTGCAAACAAATACTATATAAGCATCTGTATCATTTTCACTTGGTGGAGCCCATCTTTCAATAATATCTTCTACTGTAAATCTTTTATGATGAAATCTATATACTAATAATATTCTGACTAAAGCTCTAATGCCCCAAACAGACTCTTTAAATACACAAAAAACTGGATCAGATTGTTCATCTGCCAGTCCATCCCAATCAGTACCAAGTTTGATATTGCCTGGGTTTTTATTTCTTATACCTCTAGGTAATTTTTCTATTCCATCTGCCATTTTTATCTAAAACCATTGGGATTAATATTGGTAATCCATCAATGATAACTCCTGTTCCTATTACTGGTCTAGACTTCTGTAATTTATTATATTCAAAAGCTAAACTTTTCATATTAATTAAACATCCAACTTGCATACCCCAAAGTAGTTCATTTGGATTACTCCAATAATCTATTTTGAATGAAGTGTGATAGTGTCCTTGGACAGTACACATTCCATATTGTTGTGCAACTTTAAGTACGTCTTTAAACTTACCATGACAGAAGTAAATATTTTGACCATTAGATGCTTTGATAATCAAATCATCATGCCATGTCCAACCTTTACCAACTCCAAGCATATCATTATATGACTTAAAGATTTCATGAGGTAACCCATATCTAGTAGCTTTTCTAAAAACTAAACTACCATGATTAGAGTCCATAATATATTGCTTAGGAAATAACTTTTCTAAATCTTGGAGAAATTTTCTAGCTACTACTAACTCATGACTTGGTGAATATAAACCAGGATGTGAATCATGGAATGATATTGAGTGCCAATCCATTTCATCACCTATGTTAACTACACAGTCAGGTTTATATTTTAACTTAATAGCTTTTAAAAAGTCAAGTGTATCTATATGATGATATGGTGCGTGTTGATCACTTATAACAAGTATTGATTTGCGAAGCATATTAAAGTTTTTACAACTATTTAACTAATAAATCTAGTCAACAAGGTACAACTTTTTGTTACAAATTTTTTGTTAAAAGATATAAAAACTGTCCTAATAAACCTAATCCAATAGCTGATATGATGTATATAATTCTATCTACATCTTTCTGAATGTGAGCTAAATGATTTGTTTCTAGGATGTGCAGTTTTTGATCAATAAGATCAATCCTATTATGAACTTTTAGAATTTCTTCTGTATTTTCTGTATGTCTACTCATTAAAATAATGTTTCGTAAGGAGACCTTACTAACCCTTTCGTTTTGTATTGTGTATATCTAGGCCCTTTATATCTAGGGTGACCTAATTGCCCTAGTACAAAATCAACAGAAGTGTCTGCAGCTAAGTCTAACGATAGACCTTCTTTTAGCAAACCTTGTTCTATTGATGCTGTTGCTTGTTGCAGCCAAATAGGTAAAAATCTTTTACCAACATGACCACCTATTTTTAATCCTTTTTCAATGGCTTCATCATCTTTTTTAGTCATATTAGGACTATATTTAGTAGTTAAGTATTGTTTATTAGTTAATACTTCTATAACTGTTCTAGGTAAAGAGCCAATTTTTTTAAGACCTGTAGATTGAGGTGATGTAATCCAATGAAAAGGTTCCATTAATTGTTTAGAAAAAGTTAGTACTTCTCCATTTCCTAAGTCAATTCTTGTTGGATCTGTGTTTTCTAATATACTATGTCCTGAAAACATATAATTTAGTGCAGATCCTGCTACTGCATATGTAAGTGCAGCTCTAGCAAAATAATATTGATATAATCTTCTAGCTTGAGGATCACTTTCAAATCCTGGTAATGACTTAGCTATAATTCTTATATTAGATATTGTCCAGTCTGGAGCAAACAATAATAATTGTAAATAACCTCTAGATCCTGGAGTTAATGTAGTTTGTGCTAAATTTTTAATAAATCTATTTTCTATTCTTTGTGTTACTTGTGCCCAGTTTTGTCCACCATAAGCATCATTAGTAAATTGTGCAGCTCTCCTAGCTTTTTTATATAACTGTTCTTGTGTGTCGCCAGGCTGTATTGCATTCTTACCTTTATTTAATGATGTAAGAAATGTATGTAATTTAGCAGAAGTAAATATTCTATCCCAAGTAATTCTATCAAAAAATTTAAATGTTCTTTCTATGTTTCCTGTTTGACTTATACCAAAATGTCTTTTAAGAAATGTATCTACACCTCTAATGTTTTGATAAAATCTATCATAACCAACATCTTCAGGCATTGATATTTCTAAACCACTACCTTGTCCAAATCTAACTACATCATCATAGCCTTGAGCTCTTAGTTGTTTAATAGCGTGTGGATAATCTGTAAGATAATAACCTGGATCTTGTAATTGTTTTAATACTTCTGGCTTAGTTTTAGGACTTAAAAACTTACCTATAGTTTTAAACTTAGCACCTGCAAACCATAAAGATTCTACTAATGCACCAGCATGAAAGAATGAAAAACCTACAGCTAATCGTTTCATCATAAGGTTAGTAGTAAATAATGCAGTCATTAACTGTTGCTCAGTTGTTGCATCAAACACCATACGTAATGATGGTTCTATACCTTTATGTATTAATGGTACAAACCCTTTATCTCCTGAAAAGAAAGGGTGATTAAATTCTGTATAATTAACTTTTTCTGAAGGATCTATAAACGCAGCTTGTTTTCTAGTTCTAGCAAGAAAAGGTTTAGTTAAAATATCTGTACTTCTACCTATGTAATTAGTTTCTAAAAAACGTAATACATTTTGTGTAGTTAATGCTTTACCAGCTGACTGTAAATACAATCTCATTAACTCTGCTGGATCATCCATACCTGGTCTAATTTTATAACCCATTCTTAGACCTTGGTTAATATCCTCAAAGACTCTAGATCTACTAAATTTAAACTTAGGATTATCTCCAGTAATAGCTGTTTCAAACTTATTAGTAAAACTAAACAGTTCACCTGTTTTACTTCTATACCCATCCCATAGTAAAGGTAAATAGTTAGATTTTTTATATTTAACTATACCTGCACCCTGCGTATTAAACATTTCATAAAATTCATTAAATATTTTAGAGATGTCATTAGCTGCATTTAGTTCTGCATCTGATAATAAACCTTTATTAAAAGGCTTTACATTTTTATTAAATCTAAAGTTTTCATCTACTGTAGCACCAGTTAGATAATAAAATACTTTACGTCTAGAATCTAATTGATCTGGTAATGTATCTTTAATTTTGTTTGCTAGTTCTTGTGCGTATGAATTATATTTAATAGTAGAATATTGTGCTGCATCTAATGCTGATTCTACTTTTGTTTCTGCACTTTGATAAGGTACTCTACCTTTACCAAAATACATTGTAGCTGCTTTAGCTGCACCATATATACCAACACCTGTTGCAAATCCTTTAGCTGTTGCTACAAGTTTTTCATCATCAGCTGTTAAAAATTGTGCTGTACCTACAACACCACCTATAGAAACTGCTTTAAATAATGTATTTTTTGCTATGTCTTTAGCACTTTCTACTGTAGGTCTAGCAAATGATGTTACTTCATTAGCTATTCTTGAAAACTCAGCTTCGTCTATTACTACGCCTACTTCTTTTTTTAAATCATTTAGAATATCATCTACAATTCTGTAAGAACCTTTGTCTGTATATTCAACGCTATTTGCTAAATTTTTATTTTTATTAAGAGTATTGATCATAGATCTTTGTACTCTTTGTGTGTCTAGTCCTGTATTTCTACCTATGACTGCACCCATTCCAGCAAAACCTAATGAGAATATAGCTCCTGCTGTAGCTCCAATAGTTGTTTCTGCTGCTGTTCGCTTACCAGTGAACTCTCCCTTTTCTCCTAATTGGTAAGATGTAGAGAATACAAATGGTACACCTAATGTAGCAATACTTCCTATTGCCATATCCATTTTAGCTGCTTCTCTTAATCTTGCTAATTCTTTTACTTGTGCACTAGCTTTTAGTTTGCCAAGTTCTGTAGTTGATTTAGTTACTTGAAAACTTTTAGAGTATTTTAATCTAAGTGAATTAACTACTCCTCTACCTAACTTACCCCATCCTAATGGCATAAATAGTAAGTATGGATCTGCCATAACCATGTTAACCATCTCAGCACCAAATAGTCCTGGAGATTGTTTAATCATATTACCTATTTCTTTTAGGTCTATATCCATTGGCCCATCATCTAATAAATAACCAAAACGATTAAGTTTACGTTCAGCTTCTTTGTAGATTTTAGAGCCTTGTTCTTGTGGATTATTACGAATATAATCTAATGCTTCTTGAGCTTGTTTTTTTTTAGTATTACCTGTAGCCCATTGATATAGTGATGCTGGTAAAGATTCTTCCAATATTAAATCTAATGGGTTTCTTAAAGACGAAAAAAACCCTGGAGTACCATCTTTGACTGGTTCTTTTAAACCATCGTTGATGTTACTTACAGGGTCTTTTAATTTAAATTCATTAATATTAAAGTCATTGGCCACACTAGAATCCCATATCTTTCATTAATTTTTTCTGGTAGTCTATTATTCTATCGCCTTCACGTCTTAATTTAGTGCCTTCTCTTAAAGGTCTTTTAGCTGCTTGAGTTCTTACAGTAAATGGACTTGCTTTACTTTTACCAGTAAATTTATCCATAGTGTTTCTAAACACTTTATCAGATTTTAAACTAGCTGTTTTATATGCTTTTATAGCACCTTTATTTTTAGCTTTTGCTACTGCTAATTTAGATACTTTTTTAGTTTGTCTAAATGTTTTAATACCTGTTGCTGTTCTAGCTCTAGATTGTTTAAGTCCTTTACTTAAAGATTTAAAAAATGTTTTGTTAGCTGTTCTTAATGCTAAACTTTCTGATGCTAAATCTCCAACAGATCTAGAAGATAATCCCATAAACTCAGGTACATCACCTAAAATTTTTCTTTGATTAGCTTTAACTGTTGCTTCACTCATTACAGATGTAAATCTAGTAGGTGCTTTTTGTGCAGGAAGTTTTTGAACTCCTTTAAACTTTTTACTTACACCAGTTATAATTTTTTTAGCTATAAATTTTTTCATATTTTATCCTTCGAAATATTCAGGGAATCTAGCTTTAAGAATTTTTTCAGCTCTTTGCTTAGATACTTTCTGTAGTTGTGGGTTAGATGCTAATAGCATATTAAATATTTGTGAATCATCATTAGATAACACATTACCATCTGATGTAGGTATTATAATTTCAGGCCCTTTTTCTCCTACAACATAAGGTTTACCAGATTCTACTGGGCCACCTTGTGCTTTTGCATCAAGTTTACCTCCAACATCTGATTCTAATGTTGCATCAGTAATAAATGGTATTCCACCTTTTTTCTTAAATTTACCTGAAGCTAATAATTTTTTAATAATTTTTAATTTACGTCTTGTATCAAAAACTATAGGTTTACCTGTTTTATTATTTTTTTGTATTAAAGCCATTTCTTTTTGTAATTCGATAGCAATATCTTCAGCAGCAATATCAAATCTTTGTTGAAGATTACCTTTTCCTGTAATTTTACCAAATACTTTTTCTATAAAACTAGGATCAGATACATCCATACCTTTTAATAAATCTTTAACTTCTGCTATATCACCAGAAGTAGCTTGTATAGGTTCTTGTTTTCTAGCTTCTATTCTATCTTTAAATTCTGTAGATATTTTAGCAGACTTAACAAAGTTATCTAATATACCTTGGTTAATTGTTTTACCATTAGCTGATGATTGCATTAATGCTAGTCCTAAACTAAATGCAGGGTTAGCCATAAGTCCTTCAAAGCCACCTTTATCTTTCCAATTGGCTGATGCTTTATCAAAGTCTACACCTGCCATGTTAGATAGCTTTTGCATAAAGCCTACATCTTCAGCTTGTTTAACACCTGATCCACCTGTAACAATAGGATCTGAAGGCATATCTACATTTGTTTGTGCTGCATTTATAGCAGCAGCTTGTTTATCTTGTGCATCTTTAGTTAATACAGATTTAGGTAGGTTAATTGTTTTACCACCTATTTTAATTTGTCCTTGTCCTGGAGGAAATTTATCAGTAGGAAATATAGGATTTTTAATTAATGGAGATTCACTTCTATTGTACAAAGGATTTTGTACTCCACCAGCACTATTTAAACTACCAGTTTGCATATCACTATTCATACCTGAAAAATCATCTTGGACTGTGCCTTGATTATCTTTTTTCCAGTCATTCCATATATCTAATAAACCCATTATAATATTCCTTTATCTATTTTATTTACTTTAAGCCAGTCATAATATGGACTATCGCTTACAGCTAATTGAGCTAATGGCCCATGATTACTTAAATTTTTTGTTAAATTTAGTTTTGCATTTGCATAAGCTGAAGCAAAATTAAAATTATTTGTAGTATTTGTACCAATACTATTATACCATTTAGATGCTTCTGACTCAATTGGTGCAGTATTACTAACAACAAAAGGAGCTAAAGGTGCTAAAGCATTCATTTGTGATCTACCATCTCCACCTTCACCTATAGTTGGTGGTGGTGTTGATCCTGTTCCACCAGTAAAAAAACCACTAAAAGGATTATCTATACTGTAACCCATTGCAGTAGAATTTTTATAAGCACCAAAAAGAGTTCCAGCACCTGGAATAACCATACCTAATCCTAAAGCAATAGCTTTATTTTTAGGATCTTCCATAGGACTAATAGAATATCTAGCTTGTTGTCTTTGTTCTGCTAATGTTTCTTTTTGTTCTGGTGTAAGATCAATATCTTGATAATTTGTTGTAAGATAATCTAATTTAGTTTTTGTTGAATCAGCATCAGATTGAGTATTGCTAGGTGGGCTTACAGATTTTTCATTAGTATGTAAACCACCTTCTCCACCACTTTGATGTCCTCCATCACTAGGACTTCCAAAACCTGATCCTGCACCAGCATCTCGTCCTCCACCCATGAGTAATCCTTATATAATTATTGCTATAACTAAAATAACAACAGCTACTGCAATTGCTTTTTTATGTTCTTCCACAAAATGTGGTATATGTTCTTTTAATTTCATTATAATAGTCCTCCTAATAATCCACCCAGTCCACCTACTGCTGCACCCATCATAGCTCCAGATCCACCAGGGGCAAACATATTACCCATAGCAGCTCCAGTCATAGCTCCACCTGCAGCCATACCTAAAGAATTAGGTGCTGGTTGTGTGTTTTGTTGTGTTGGCAATCCAAAAGCAATCGGTGCTACAGTATTATAATACTGAGCCAATGATTGTTGAGGTGCCATTTGTTGTTGTCTTTGTATATCTTCTAAAGCTCCACCTACTGCTGTTAAGCTAGGTACTTGTTGAGCTGTTCCTAATTGTCTTTGTCTTTCAGCATTGTATGCTTGAAATGCGTAAGGTAATGCTTTTTCTGCTACTTGTCCAACTACTTGACTTTGCATCATAGGAGATCCAGGAGTTCTTCCTGCTCCACTAAATTGTCCAGCAACACTAGAATATACATCTTTTCCAGCTTGAGCAATCATTGGAGATAAGAATGGATTGCTATACTGTCCTTGTATAGTATCTAATATTTGTTGATTTGCAGCACCTGCAATAGTTTCCTGTGCACCCAAACCTTGTAAAGTTTGTTGTGACGGTGCAACATATCCTGCTGCTTCTGGGCCTTGTCCGTATATAGTACCTGCTTCAGATAAAATCTGATTCAGTCCTGGTTGTGCTGGTGCATATGGTTGTACTACTGTGCTTGTAGTATTTCCATCACTTCCTCCTGATGACATATTTAGTTCTCCTTTTTCTTTTCTAATAATATATGACTTTCTTTATAACCAAATGGTTTTAAAACTTTTTTCCAACCTGGTCTTGCAACCAACTCTAATAAATCACACTTGTTTTGCCATGCAAATTCTTCAATATGTTTTATTAAATGTTGCCATTTTTCACGATGCTTACCAGTCATAATTCTAATATTAAGACATCGCTGTAATGGTCTTGTTATTACTTCTGTTACTACTGTACCAAAATACTTTTCTTTACTATCTTGATCCCATAGAATCCATAACTGCATTTTTTCTTCTAGGATCCATTTCTTAATGTGGTCTGCCAAAGCATATCCATTAGATCTTGCTAATGCGTCTGCTATATCTTTAACTACTATATGCCAGATTTCTTCAATGTGTTTTGTTGGTACTTGCACCAAATTCATTATGTACTTTTTTCGTCAAATATTTCTAATACACATACTATCCCTGCTATATCGTCAGCAGTTTGTGCTTTTAATTTTAAAGTATCTCCAGACTCTAAAACTATAGTTCCTTTAGCTAAATTTTCAGTAGTTTTTGATGCTAAAGATATATGAGATATTTCATGTACTGCACCAGAATTTGATGCGTCTGTTGTAAATGCTTCTATTTCATTAGCTCCACTATGAATATTTGTTACTTGTATAGTTTTAACTAAAGCTGTTCTATCTGTAGGACAAGTATATACAACTGTACTATTAGTAGTTGTTAAATCAAACATCGAGTTTTTATATAAATTAGCCATTTTTAGGATATTTAACTTTTACACTTTTTATTGTTTCATAGAAAGTAAAATACTTAGATTTTAATTCTGTGTTTTGATCTATAGAATGCCAAAGCATATCTAATTGATCTCCAATGCTAGGATAAGCTGATGCTCTTTGAGATACATGGGCTGGTGTTGGTATTATTGCAGCTTGTTTTGCAGCCCAAGCAGCTTCTTCAGCATCTCTTTGTGCTTCTTCTTCTGCTGTAAAGGGTACTTGAACCCCATTTATATTGTGATGTCTAGCCATAATTATTTATACTCCTTTGTTAAAATTTATGCAATACCATAAAGGCAAATATCTCCAGTATCTATGTTGCCTGAACTCATTTTAAATTGAACTGCATCTACTGCACTTGTAGTGTTTCCATATCCAGCTACAAATACATTAGAACTTAAATCTGCTGCTTCTGCTGTATTTCCATTATTTATAAAATGCTTAACAAATGTTGTTGATGATGGATTAAATAAATGTAAAGTTCCAACTGCACATTGGTCATTGTTAGAACCTACACCTGAATTAACATTTTGAAAAGCTGTGCTTTGTGCCAGATCAACACTAGCTGCATAAGTTAATGCTGGACTTCCACCACTTTCATAATTGTAAGCAGTAAAATATGTAGTTGTTTTTGTTACATTGTAATTAGAACCACTATCTATACTCATATTAAATTGAAAACTTGCACCATCAGTTGCTGGGTGAATATCTTTCCATGTAAATACATATTCCTTATAAGTATCATCTAGCACCACACCATCAGAGCCATCAACAAAAGATAAAGTAGCAGATGAACTAGCTGTTAGCTTTTTAA